TTGCCACACCAGGATACGATCCTCAAGTCATGCTTCGCTTTTCAGACGATGGTGGCCACACATGGTCAAACGAGCATTGGACATCCATGGGCAAGATTGGTCAATATTACAAACGTGTAATCTGGCGCCGTCTGGGCATGACCACTAAGTTGCGTGACCGAGTGTATGAGGTGTCTGCCACTGACCCTGTGAAAATTGCAATCATGGGCGCAGAACTTATTCTGAGTCCAACAAATGCCTAGCCCTAACGCTACGCCAACGCCGATCACGCCGCCGCGAGTGCCGCTGGTTGACCCTCGCACGGGTATGATTGACCGTGCGTGGTATTTGTTTTTCTTGTCGCTCAATAACATTGCAACTGATGTGGTGGATGATGGCGGCCTTGGCCCTGACGTTATGTCCTTGCTTGCGTCTTACGATGCGGCCTTGCAAGCGCTGGCGCAAGAAGTTGAAACCCTGCCACCAGTAGTTGCCTTACCAATTCCTGACGTATTGGGCGACTGCTGCTCTGCCTTAGAGTCCCAGATGGTTGAGATGCAAAAGCAGATTGAAGGGTTGCAAGTTCAACCAATTGTTGACGTTGGTTTAATCACCGCAAGCATTGCCGCGCTGTTTAGTGCGCCAGTCACCAAGACGGCAGACTTTACCGTTGCCGCTAACGAGACTTGGTTTATCAATAACAAGTCAGGCTCGACTTGCACCGTGACCTTACCTTCAGCGTCTTTGTACGTTGGAAGGTATCTGACGTTTAAGAACATGCAGGCGCAGACCTTGGTGTCTGCGTCTAGCAATGTTGTGCCTATCGACAGTACAGTCGCTGGCACAGCAATCCTCTTGGCAGTTGTAGGAAATTGGGCGACAATGGTGTCTGACGGCACAAATTGGATCATCATGCAACAGGCCGCTAACAATTGCCTATTATTGGAGTAAACCATGACTGTCACAGTAAAAGTCCTCGTACCGGCTAAATTTGCCGAAGCAACCCAAGTCACGCAATACACAGCGACTGGCGTTACGGCCATCATTGACAAGTTCACCGCAACTAACATTAGCGCATCTGCCGCTACGATCAGCGTGAACTTAGTCACAGTGTCTGGATCTGCCGGCAACACCAACTTGATTACCAAGACCAAAACTTTGCAGGCATCTGAGGTCTACACGTTTCCTGAACTGGTTGGCCAAGTGCTTGGCATTGGCGACTTTATCAGTACAATTGCAGGCACAGCCAGCGCAATCAATATCCGCGTTTCTGGGCGTGAGGTGACCTAATGCGTGTAACCTACGGCAAGGGGTTTAATTTTGCACCAACCTTGTCCATGTCGGGCAAGGTTTTGGCGTTGCAAAATGAACTCTTAAAAATGCCGCAGGCCAACATTGTGACTGAGCATATTTTTAAGCCAGGCGTTTACGAGCGCAAGATTACGATCCCCGCATGGACAATCTTGACTGGAGCAGAACATAAGACGCCGTATCACGTTCGAGTGGAAAGCGGTACGATTGCGGTCAATACGGATGACGGCATTAAAGTCTTTACTGGCCCATGCGACTTTCCAGCAAAAGCTGGAATGCAACGCGCAGGCCGAGTGTTTGAAGACGAAGTGGTTTGGGTGGACGTGTACGACAACCCAGACGACTGCAATGATTTGGCGGTGCTAGAAGACCGTTTGTATGTTGTGCCTGACTGCGGCCTTGCCGACAGCCGGACTGACATACAAAGAGCGCAGATTGATTATGGGGCGTTTCTTTATCAGATCGGTATGACTCAGAATGAAATGGACACGATTGTCCATAACGAGTCTGATTTGATGGAGATGCCTGAAGGCGTGGCTGTGGAATTGCGCGATTCGCCGATTCACGGCAAAGGGCTGTTTGCAACCCAAGATTTTGAAGCTGGGGAAACTGTGTGCCCTGGTCGAGTGGATGGTAAAAGAACCCCCGGCGGGCGGTTTATTAACCATTCGTTTAACTGCAATATCAGACCCGAAAAGGTAGGGGATGACATTTATGCAGTCGCTGCGCGTAAAATACATGCAGGCGATGAATTACTGGTAGATTACAGAGCATCAATGAGAGTCAATTTTGGACTCACGTTACAAGGAGAATTGCCATGTCTGGATGGGTAGCAGGGGCCACGGTTGTTAGTAGTTTAGTAGGTGCAAAAGCGTCTAAAAGCGCGGCAAGCACGCAAGCCGCTGCGGCTGACCGCGCTGCTGAACTTCAAAGAGAACAGTTTGAGAGGCAAGTAGAGTTACAAGCTCCGTTTCGCGAGGCAGGCGTTCGCGCATTGCCAGAACTAGAAGCCGCATCTAGATATACGCCGTTTGGCATGAGCCAGTTTCAGCAAGACCCAGGCTACGCATTCCGTTTGGCTGAAGGCCAAAAAGCACTTGAACGCAACGCTGCGGCTCGTGGTGGTTTGATTTCTGGCGGTGCTTTAAAAGCCGCGCAGCGTTACGGCCAAGAAATGGGTACTCAAGAATACACAAACGCTTTTAATCGTTACCAAACTGAGCGTCAGGCGCGGCTTAACCCGTTGCAATCTTTGGCGGGTTTTGGTCAAACTTCTGTAAATCAACTAGGTCAAGCTGGCCAAAACTATGCATCCAATGTTGGCAATCTAATGACTGGCGGTGCGGCGGCTCAAGCGGCGGGCCAAGTGGGCGCGGCCAATGCAATTACTGGCGGTTTGGGTACTTACTTAAATTACTCTCAAAATAATGCTTTGCTTAACGCATTGCGTGGTAGCACAGGTAGCGGTTCTATGATGAGCGAACCATATCCAGGCTACAACGCTTCCGTTGGTTTAGGACGATAAGGATTAAACATGGCACTCAATCCAAACATCGCTCTTGGCGTTAGGCCACTTGAACTTCCTAATCAGTTGGCGCAGTACGCTCAGTTGTCGCAAATTCAAAACGCGCAACAAGCCAACCAGTTAAATCGAATGCAAATGGCCGAATATGAACGTGCGCGTGCTGAAGAAGAAGGCACGCGCAATTTTCTTAGAAAAGCTGATTTAACTGATCCAAATGTACGCGCTCAATTGTTGACTGGATATGGCAAGCCTGGCCGCGAAATATACGGCAAACTTAGTGAAGCTGAAAAATCACAAACAGAAGAAGCTGCACGCCGCGCCAAACTTATGCAAGATACACAGGCCATGTATCGTGACATATCCGGCATAATTTCTAACAAAGCAGACGCAGCTACGTTTTTGCAAAGGGTAGTTAACGACCCTGCGCTAAAAAATTCGCCGCTTGCAAAAATTCCATTAATGGAACAAGTTGCAAGAATTCCAGAAGATCCTGTTGGTTTGGATGACTGGAAAAAACAGTTTGCCCTTGGTGCAACCAAATACATTAGTGAGAATAAGCCGTCTACGCAAGCAATTAACCGTAGTGGTCAAACAGATATTGTTCAAACACCCGGTCTTGGTGGAGTGCCTAAGACTGTGGGGACTTACGCGGATGTGCCTTTGCCGCCTGCTGTTTTGGCGCAAAAGAAAGACATCGCTCGTGCTAGTGCGTCAAACATTAGCCTTAGTACTGAGAAAAAATATGGCGAGAGCTTAGCCGGAAAAATAGCAGACCGCGATGATGCTAAGTTAGGCGCGGCAGAAAAAGCACCTCAGTTGGCCGAAAGCGCTAATCGAATTATTGACTTGGTAAAACAAGGCGATTTATTTACAGGGCCAATTGCAGATATTAAATTAAATGTTGCGCGAGGGTTAAACGTACTAGGCGCAGACAACAATGCAAAAATTGCCAACACTGAATTGCTTATCGCCGCTACAGGTCAAAGCACTTTGGATGCAATTAAAAGCGCTGGTTTGGGTACTGGGCAGGGCTTTACAGATAAAGACCTTAACTTTTTGCGCGGGATTGCAGGCGGCAAAATTGACTTTAAACCAGAAACACTTACGGAGTTGGCTAGACTTCAACATCTAGCTGCTACTCGTAGCGTACAAGCCTGGAACACCCGGTTTAAAGATATACCTAAATCGTCAATTGAAGGTATGGGGCTTCGTACTGCCCCCGACGTGCCGCCGTTGTCATCAATTACAAAAGGTGCGGCGCGTCCAGCAGGCGTCGGCGCTAATTGGACATTTGAAAGTGACGCCGCAGGCAACAAAGCGTGGGTAAGTCCAGATCGTAAATCGTTTAAAGAGGTCAAATAATGGGTTTTGATCTTAACACCGCCGCACCAGTTGCATCTGGTGGATTTGATCTTAGTACTGCAAAGCCAACACCAAGTGATAGCGGGATTCCTGCACAACGAAGATCGTTTTCAGATGTGCCTGGCGAAGCGTTAGCTAACGTAGGGACAAGCGCGGCAAATTTTTACAAAGGTTTGATAACCGCCATTACAAACCCCGTGCAGACTGTGTCGGGCGTTATAGATGTGGGCGCAGGCGCGTTGCAAAATTTGTTGCCTAAAGATCTTGTTGATTTGGTCAACCAAATTGACAACAAACCTGAAGCAGCCAAACGTGCTGTTGATGCAGCCAACGCCGTTGGTGGTCTGTACAAAGACCGATACGGTAGCGTTGAAGCATTAAAAAACACTTTGGCAACTGACCCTGTTGGCGCAGCGGCTGACCTATCTACATTGTTTACCGGCGGTGCATCAGCAACAGCCCGCATAGCACCCACAGCGTCTAAAGTGCTGGGTGTTGCTGCTAAATACACCAACCCATTGTTACCCGTTACTACCGCCGCTAACTATGGATTGGCGTTGGGGGCCAAAGGTGCAGGCAATGTTGTTGACGCAATTAAAGGTGAACGTGCAGCAAACCGCGCGGGTAATATTGTGCGTAACGCGTTGACTGAAGAAGGCAGAGCGCCTCAAAACTTAGTCGCCGCGCAAAATGCGCTGGCCAACGCGCCACCAGGCATGACAGTGCGTCAGGCTTTGGCAGATGTGACTTCACCGCAAGTTCAATATCTTGGCGAAACCGTTCAAGCTAAAACCGCCCCCGGTAACGCGTTGTCCGTAGCGCAAGCACAAGAAACAAACCGCATGGCAAGGTTGCAAGGGGTTACGCCTGATTTGCAAGCCGCCGAAACAGCGCGGCGAAATTTATCTAAGCCGCTTTATAACGCAGCCACACTGCCATTAACGCCAGTTAACACTGCGCCGTTGACGCAACAAGTGGACGCAATTTTGGCCGCAAACCCAGGTAATGCCAAACTTGTGTCTGCGTTAGAGCAAGTAAAAACAGGTTTAGATGCCAGTACTACCGCGCAACAAGTTTCTTCGGTGTTGGATAACCTTAAAGATTTGATTTCTAGTAAAGACAACAAATTTATTGTTAGCAACTTGGTTGACGTTAAGAAAACAATTGAACAATCGTTGCCAGGGTATGAGCGCGCCCAGCAAGTTTTTGCTGCCGCATCACCTCCAGTTAACCAAGCTAAAGTTTTGGGTGCAATGCAAGACGTCCTTACGCAACCTCTTGGCGCTGGCGAGCGCGCTGGGCCATTTATGACCGCATTAGGGCGCGGTGAAACTGCGCTGCTTAAAAAAGCAACTGGTGCGGCACGGTACGACGACCTAAGTCAAGTATTGTCACCACAACAAATGGGTGTGGTCAAAGGCATTGAGTCTGAATTAAAACGCAACGCTGAAGTTGTGCGCCAAACGCAAGCTGGCGCAGACGCCATGAAAATAATCTTGGAAGCTAACCAATCCAAGTTTCGTTTGCCTAGCTTTTTAGATGTCAAAGTAACGGTGACAAACCAAATGCTTGACATCTTAAAAGACAAGATGAGCGCAAACGTGCTGAAGGAACTTGAAAAAGGTTTTGCGTCTGCCCAAGACTTTGAAACGCTTTTGAAAAAAGTTCCTGCGTCGCAACGCATTGATGTGCTTAGAGCCCTTGGCCAAGCTAACTTAAGCCCAACCAAACTAAACGTCATTACGCAAACACAAAACGCTCTTGCGCCCACGCAAGAAAATCAAAACGCATTGGCTCAATAATGGATACCCAAGTTCTTTTCAACATTGCGGTGAGTCTGGCAGGGTTCTTAGGCGGGTGGATATTAAACAACATCTACCGATCACTAGAACGCTTAGACACAGACGTTCGGGCAATGCCTTTGAACTACGTTGGCCGCGATGATTACCGAGCCGACATGCGCGACGTTAAAGACATGCTCGGCAAAATATTCGATAAACTCGATAGTAAGGTTGACAAATGAATGCGTCCGCTATTTTTTCTACTGCTGTTGCTACTGTCAGGGGCTACGGCCAAAGAGTCATGTCTCGTCTCCGACTTCTATGGGCTAAGCTGGCTCGGAAACCCGAGTGAGCGCCATCAGCGGCTGTCTGAGTGGCTAACTACCAACGGCAACGCATGTAGTTCGGAACAACTGGTAGGTATTTGGAATAACCTTGCTGCATGGGCAGGAGTTGCGGATAGTGCAGAGTTAAGAAGCAAAGTGCTTTACTACTATGCAAGGGCGGCGGAGAGGGAAAGGAAATGATTCAGTTGCACAAGTGGTTTCCGTTTGTGCATCCCAGCCCCTACGACGTACGAGCCATAGCCCATGAGAAAAGAGCCGAGAAACTTGAGTATGAATACAAGCTGGCGTTAGAAGCCGCCAAAATAGAAAAAGCAGTTGACGCGCTTGAGATTGAGTTGTACAACAAACGGTCGCGGCAACGCACAATTGAGTTGGAAATATTTAACAGCACAAGATATTTTGACAAATACGTATGACCAAAAGACCAGTCAGGAAACCTCAGATGGAAACAAAAGAAAAGTTGACGCTGTGGGTCACATTGATGGTCAGCTTCACCCTGTGCATCTCCGTATTGGCCATGGTAACCGCCTTTATGTTGGGTCTTTGGGCCAAGGAGGTGGACAACGCCGAGATTTTCAAAATGATTTCACCCGCTTTTTCTACTCTTATTGGCGGCATGATTGGGTTCCTGTCTGGTATCAAACTCATGCAGAATGAAGACACTAAACCAAAGGACAAACCATGATCGGACTAGACGCAATCCTAAACGTAGGCAGTAAGCTCATTGACAAACTAATTCCTGATCCTGAAGCCAAGGCTCGGGCGCAACTTGAATTGCAAAAGATGGCGCAGGACGGTGAACTGGCCAAGATGGCCAACGAAACCAAACTGTACGAGACTGAGCAAAACAACCTCACACAGCGCATGCAAGCCGACATGGGGTCTGACTCTTGGCTGTCCAAAAATATACGCCCTATGACGCTTATATTCCTTCTGGCGGCCTATTCTGGCTTTGCCATTGCATCAATTTTTGACCTTGAAACACGCGGCGCTTATGTTGAGTTGCTTGGCCAGTGGGGCATGCTTGTCATGTCGTTCTACTTTGGCGGCCGGACAATGGAAAAGATCGCAGACAGGGTTAAAAAATGACACCGCACTTTACACTTGATGAATTGACAGCCTCAGAAACCGCAGAACGCAACGGTTGGGACAACACGCCAAATGAACAAGAACTGGCAAACCTTCAGCGTTTGGCTGAGTTCCTTGAAGACGTCAAAGAAGCCTTGGGCGGAAAACCCATTATGGTTAACTCGGCTTTTAGAAACAAGCAAGTCAATGACGCTGTTGGTTCTAAAGATAGCAGCCAGCATCGCGTTGGTTGTGCTGTGGACATCAGGGTTCCTGGACTGACGCCAGATCAAGTGGTCAGGGCAATCATTGCTTCGGGTTTACCCTATGACCAAGTGATCCGCGAGTTCGACCGCTGGACGCATTTGAGCGTGCCCAACACGCCAGAGGCCACACCACGCAAACAAGCGCTGATTATTGACAAGGCTGGGACTCGGGCGTTTGCTTAGATAGATTGCGGTACGCTTCAATCGCAGTCTTTAGGTCGCACTGCAACTGCTGAATGTAGTCGTCCTGTTCGCACAGCTTGGCATACGCCTCATCGGCAAACTTGGCCAAGTTAGCTTGGTTCCATGTTGCAAAGTCTGGTCTGTTAGTCATTTTTTGCCTTAATGCTGTAAAACCAATCATCGCCAGCAGACCACTTACGTGTGCCATCTACCGTCCATAAGCGCTGGGCGGCTTGGAAGTCAGGAAACTTTGTCTCGTTTGGTATCAGGCTCTGGTCATACCACAGGCATCGGTTGTTTGGCTGGCAGGCAAACTGGCCATTGTCTAACGCAATCCAATTAAATGACTTGTGTTCCTCAGCCTGCTCGGTAAACCCCGTGTCTAAGTCCATGCCCTCGGCGCAGAAGTCTACTGTGAACAAGTAGCGCCCAAAGTGCCACTCTTTGTCTTTGCCAAGAAACTTGACGCCTAGGTTACGCAGGCCGATCTTCTCAATGACCGTAAAGCGGTAGCCCATGCAGTCCCACAACTGAAGCGTGTCAATTGGCAGATTGCCAGCGTCTTTGTGCCAAACATAGGCATGGATAGGCAGCTTGTCGTACAGGGCGCCATACGCGGGCAACAGCGACTCAATGCGGAATACTTGGCCGCGCAGAGCTTTAAGACTGACCCAAATCGCAGGCTCAAGTTCGCCGTGACCCTTGAGATCGTTGTATAGAAATTCTTTCTTAACAAAACATTTCATGGGCGGCAGTGACGCCACGATGTAGCTCATTTTTTATCCTTAGTCATTTGTTTCCTTCTTTGATGGGGCGTCTAACTCAAGTCGGTAGTACTTGGCTGGCATCTTGGCGTTTTTGTCTAACTGTTTGCGTAGCCATTCAGCCCCGCCGAGTTCTTGCAAGATCATCCAATGCCTGTCAGACATTCGGACTTGTCTTCCTAGTAGGGGTTCAGGTGGTTTTGGGCGTGGCATTTATCTGACTCTCCTTAAAGGCTCTTGATACTTCTCTGGCGGCGGTGGCAGCATCTTTTCTGAGGGTGGAGTCCATCCATGCTTACGCCAAATGGCTTGAACGTCAGAGCCAGAAGACCATTTAAAATCTTTGTTTGCCACAGAGGGATAACTGATCTTTGAATATGGTGGTTTTTCAATCATGGTTGTATTGCTCCTTTGAGTAGTTCTAGTCTCTCCCGCGCAACGCGCAGGGTGTTGTAGCGCTGGTGAAGGCGCTCAAGCATGCTGACGCGTTTAGCGCCCTCACGTTCTTCGGACAGCAGCCTGAGCACTTCTTCTTCGCTCAGACGGCTTAATTTGCTGTTAAGGCTTCGCCAGGTGTCGTTCAATTTTGTTCTCCAATTCAATAATTTCTCGTTTGCAATTACTGTACGCACGGGCGGCGGCGTTAAGGTTGCGCTTTCTGATACGCAGTTCAGCCTTGGCCGTTTTGAGTTTGGCCTTCCATAAATCTAGGCGTTTCATTTAAGTGCTTCCTGTAGTTCGGCCAAGCCATCAACGCGCTTGCCATCAATAAAAATATGGGGTAGGTCAGGGCTGGACTCCATGTCCATCTCGACGTAGTTAATGTTCTTAGCCCTTAAAAACTGTTTGACTTCTGTGCATTTAGGGCATAGGCGCTTGGTGTGGATGACCACTTCCATGGCTTTCCAATAGTAAGGCTGGCCCTTCATGGTGTTCTCACGCGCTATGCGGTCAAACTCGTCGTCTTCGTCGGTGTGAATCATTTAAGTTCCTCCATGGCAATGTCAGATATAGCGCGCTTGTCGTGAAGCGCCGCCCAGATACGCTCGTCAATCGTTTTGTTGGTCAGCATTACGTAGCACCAGACAGGGTGCGACTGGCCGCTTCGGTGCAGACGTCCGATGGTTTGCTCGTAAAGTTCGAGACTCCACGGCAAGGACAGAAAGACCATGTGACACCCCCCATGTTGCAAGTTAAGCCCGTGACCGGCTGATTTCGGATGCACGGCCAATAATTGAATCTTGCCTGCATTCCATCGCTCGATGGCTTTCGTATCATCAAGAGTTTGCAGGTGTCCGAAGCGTCGCTTGAGTTCGGCGAGTTCTTCTTGGTAGTTGTAAACAACGATGGTATTTGCGCGTTGGTTTTCATCTAATAACTCCTCTAGCCTTTCAAACTTGTGCAAGCTGTACCAGATTGGACGCTGAGTAGACGTAAACTTGCCTGGCATGTCAGACGGCGCTGTCGTTGTGTCGTACACAAAGCCTGACGCCAGTTGTTGTAATTTGCCCGTGACAACAGCCGCGTTGACCGCCGTGATGCCTTCCAGCACAAAGTCCTTTTTCATCGTGTTGTAGGGCGCCAGATCCATCGTGCAAGCCAGCTCAACAGTGTTCAAAGGCGGCAACTTGTCCTTATACTCACCTGCCTCCAAGACAAATGTGGCAGGCTTGATCACGTTCATTACCTTCTCAAGCGACCCTACTCTGGGCGCCCATTCGCCAAACTCCTTGTTGATCAGCACAAAGTATTGCTGCATGAACGCGCCCTTAGAACGGCCAAGCAAAGACTGGTCAACGATTTTGCACTGACCGAAGACGTCTTCCAAACCGTTGCTGGTGAATGAGCCAGTCAAGCCCCAACGCGTTGTCATGGGGTCAACTACTTTTAAGAACGCTTTGAAGCGTGTGCCGGACGGGTTCTTGAGGCGCGTAAGTTCGTCAAACACCACGCCGTCAAAGTTCAGTTTTTGCTCAGCCAGCCACTGCAAGTTGTCGTAGTTGGTCACAACCACTTGGGCGTTGGTTTTGAGGGCGTCTAGACGCTGCTTAGGTGTGCCAACGCACAGAGCCATGCTGATGCGGTCTGCCCACTTGGGACGCTCGACTGGCCACACGTCGGTGCAGACGCGCTTGGGCGCCAGCACCAGCCAGCGCTTGACGTGGTTATCACGCAACATCTCCCACATGGCCGTCAGCGTGATGGCGGTTTTACCCGCACCGACCGGCGCCAAGATCATGGCGCGGTCATGCTCGTAGAGAAAGTCAGCGGCTGTCTCTTGATACGGTCGTAACGAAACCATCAACTTGCTCCTTAGTCCATAAACATGCGTAGTTTTGACGCAACAACGCCATCTCTGTCTGAAATAATTTTTGTAGTTCTGACAAACGACCGCCTTTGGTTTTAAGTTCCACAAACCATGTCTGGCCATCGGGTAAACACGCAATGCGATCTGCTACACCTTTGCGTCCAGGCGAAGTAAACTTCCAAGTCCTGCCGCCGATGCTCTGCACCGCCCAGTCAAAATAAATTTCAATTTCTTTTTCACGCATGCCGCAAAGTATACATGTAAAAAAGATTTGCACAACAATTATTTTTGTGCTACATTAAAAGCTCATTAACTAAAGGACAGTAAAGTGCAACATTCAAATATCGTCGGCGGCTCAACAGCAAAGCGCGTGATCAACTGCCCCGGCAGTGTGGCGCTGGTGCAGAAGATGCCGCCTAAGCCTTCAAGCAAATACGCTGACGAAGGCACACTCCTACACAACGTCATGGCCGAACTTATCATGAGTGAGGAGCCACCAGACTACTACCTTGGCACACGCTATGAAGATCAAATTCTCACGCCTGAACTGGTGGAAGAAAAAATCTGGCCAGCCCTGCGCGCCCTTGACATCATTGACCCAGAGCAAAAGATGGAAATTGAAGCAGAGACTAGAGTTGGCTTTGGTGATCTGCTTCCTGGCGTGTTTGGTTCCACTGATCTTATTGGCCGCCTTGGTAATCGCGCCGTCGTTCTGGATTGGAAATTCGGTGATGGTGTCATGGTTGAGGTGGAAGAAAACCCACAATTGATGTTCTACGCCGCCGCCGCTATGCGTACACCCGAAGCGCAGTGGGCGTTTGAGGGCGTGACTGAAATCGAAATGGTCATTGTCCAGCCCCCTGAAGTGCGTCGCTGGGTGACAACGCCCATGCGTATTGCCCGCTTTGAGCAAGAGTTGGTGCAGGCTGTTAAACAAGCCGAGAAACCTGACGCCAAGTTGGCCGTGGGTGACCACTGCCGTTGGTGCGCCGCCAAGCCAATCTGCCCCAAGATGACGGGCGCTGTTGACCGCGCGCTTAAGGTGCAATTAGATAATTTAGACGCCCCCCAAATTAGCAATTACCTCAAGAACGCTGACATGCTTGAGGAATGGATCAAAGACTTGCGCGCCTTGGCATTGCAGATGCTTGAGTCTGGCGCCAAGTTACCCGAATACAAACTGGTGGCCAAGCGTGCCATCAGGTCATGGACTGACGACGAAAAAGCCAAGGTGGCTTTGTTTGCTGTCGGTCTTACAGAATCTGAAGTGATGGAGACTGCTGTCGTCTCCCCTGCGAAGGCCGAGAAGGCGTTGAAGAAACGCAAGCTCGGCCTACCAGAAGACCTCGTGGTCGCCATCTCGTCAGGTAACACTTTGGCAAGCGTAAATGATCCGCGCCCCGAAGTGATGCTCTTGGGCAAACAGTTATCTGCTGCCCTTTCTAAACTCCAGTAAAGGAAAATCATGTCTAGTCTAGTAACCTTCTCTCAAGCAAATCTCCCCGCCGTTTCAACCTTGTCTAGCGCTTTGCGTTCGATCCAAGCCGAAGTTGGCCCCTCCGGCGTTGTCATCCTCAAGATGGACAAGACTGGCCACTGGGTCTTTGGTGCAGATCAAACTGAAGTCGAAGACGGCGCTGTTTGGGCTGTCAACCCTTTCTCCTTTGTCCATGGCTTTATTGCTTGGGGCGATGGCGAAGTGTTGGGCGAGAAAATGACCAGCGTCAGCAACCCACTGCCTGAATTGGATGAGGCACCGCCTTCAGCCAAAAAGGGTTGGGAAACTCAAGTCGGTATGTCTCTGAAGTGCATCAGCGGCGAAGACAAGGGAATGGAAGCACGCTTTACCACCACGTCAGTGGGCGGCAAGCGTGCGGTTCAGACCTTGGCTGTGGCTTTGGCCGAGCAGGTCGAGAAAGACCAAACTAAGCCAGTGCCGGTCGTGCGTCTGAAGAAAGACCACTACGCCCACAAGTCCTACGGCAAAATCTACACCCCAGTGTTTGAAGTTGTCGAGTGGGTGAGCATGGATGGTGAGGCGCCCAAAGCAGACGAGCCAGCATGGCCAACTGCCGAACAGGAAGCTGCTAAAGCGCCTGCACGCCGTCGCCGTAGCGCTTAACTTTCTGATGGGCGTTATGAGCGCCCATTGGAAAGGAGACGCCAATGCTTTGGTTAGATTTTGAAACGCGCAGTATGTGCGACCTACGCGCCAAGGGCGTGTACAACTACGCGCAGGATGCCAGCACCGATGTGTTGTGTATGTCCTACGCTTTTGACGATGAGGATGTGGTGACGTGGGTGCCGACCCAGCCATTTCCCGACAACGTGCGCAACTACACCGGCCAGATCAGGGCGCACAACGCGGCGTTCGAGCGCTTGATCTTTTGGTACGTCTTACAAATAGATTTTAAGTTGGAGCAGTTTTATTGCACTGCAACACAAGCCCGTGCCAACTGTGCGCCTGGCAGCTTAGAGGACGTTGGCCGCTTTGCTGGCGCATCCATGAAGAAAGACCACAGAGGCGCGCAACTGATTCGCTTGATGTGCGTGCCGCCATTCAAAGACTCGCTTGAACTTAGGCAAGAGATGATCCAGTACTGTGAGCAAGACGTCAGGGCCATGCGTGCAATCAGCAAAGGCATGCGTGACTTGTCAGACACCGAGCTAGAAGACTACCACGTCAACGAGCGCATCAATGATCGCGGCGTGTTGGTCGATGTGCCGCTGTGCCAAGCAGCCGTGAAGTTTGCCTCCGATGAACTTATTGAGATCGAGCAGATCGTCAAAGAAGTTACCGGCGGCGTAATCACCAGCGTCCGTAGCCCCCGCATGCGTGAGTGGGTGCTTGAGCGCGTGGGTGACGAAGCAAAGAAGTTGATGGAAAAAGATGGCAAGTACTCCATTGACAAGACAGTTCGATCTAACCTTTTAGCAATGGAGAACCCCGATGAAGTCCCTGCCGATGTCCAAGAAGTTATCCAATGCGCCGACGACCTCTGGGCGTCCTCGGTGGCAAAGTTCAACCGACTTAGCTGTCTGGCAGATGAGGAGGATCAGAGGGTACGCGGAGCGTTCGTATTTGCTGGAGGTTCCGCGACGGGTCGAGCCAGTTCATACGGCGCCCAAGTTCACAACTTCACACGCAAGTGCGCCGACGCGCCAGAAGAAACCCGCAACGCCATGGTCAGAGGACACGCAATCGTGCCTCGGTATGGAAAGCGCGTTACCGATGTACTCAAAGGAATGCTCCGGCCTGCGCTCATCCCCGCCAAAGGAAAGCATTTCGTCGTCGCAGACTGGGCGGCCATCGAAGCGCGCGTTAACCCGTGGCTGTCTGGCCGTGGGGACAACAAACTTGAGCTTTTCAGAACGGGCGAAGACGTTTACAAAGTCAACGCGGCCGCAACATTTGGTGTTCGCGTGGCAGATGTCACCAAAGACCAACGCCAGATTGGAAAGGTTCAAGAACTTGCCTGCGGATTTGCTGGCGGCGTGGGCGCTTTTGCTGCTATGGGTCGGGCTTATGGGATCAGTCTTCCTGAGCCAGTTGCCAAACGCATGGTGGATGGCTGGCGGCGTGCTAATTCTTGGAGCGTACCTTATTGGTCGGCGCTTGAGGAATCCTACATCAGAGCAATGAGAAACAAGGGGCGTGAATTTAAGGCTGGCCGTATAACATATTTGTACGATGGCCTGCACTTATGGTATGCCCTACCATCTGGCCGGATTCTGTGCTACCCCTATGCAAAATTAGAACCCGAGGGTGTCAGTTATGCCAAAGCGGCATGGAAGCCCGCACAAGATGCAAAAGAATGGCCTAGAGCAAGACTCTGGAAAGGCTTGGCATGTGAAAATGTGACTCAGGCGGTCGCCAATGATCTACTCCGACACTCTCTTAGACAACTCGATGACGTCGTGCTTCATGTGCATGACGAAATCGTTGTCGAGACTTCCGACCCCGATGCAGAAGAAAATTTAAAACGTGTGATGTGTACAGCGCCAGCATGGGCAGACGGCCTGCCCTTGAACGCTGAAGTTGAAACTATGAAAAGGTATGGCAAATGAACTTTCTTGAATTTTTAATTTCTTTAGCACCCGAGGGTGAGACGGCGCTAATCGTGCGTCAAAAGCCCCAACTTAAAGACGGCGAAATGCAGTTCCATGCAGACGGCGCAATCAAATGCACATGGCCTGCAATGCTGCCAACGGCCAACATCAAAAAAGACTGGGCGATCTACGGCAACACCGCCAGCTTCATCATCGACCGCTTCAAAGACGGGCATGTGTCTGCGTCTGCCGCCAACTGCGAGTATGTGTTGGTGATGGTCTTGGACGATGTGGGCACCAAAGCAGACATCCCACCACTTGAGCCAACGTGGAAGATGGAAACCTCAGAGGGTTCGTTCCAATGGGGCTACGCCTTCTCAGAACAGCCTACAAAGGCCGATTTTGCAGCCGCCATCAAAGCCATCGCAGATGCAGGCTACACCGACAAGGGCGCGATCAATGCGGTGCGTAACTTCCGCCTGCCTGACTCGATCAACCTGAAGCCCGACCGCAATAACTTTGCAGCTAAGCTCGTCGAATTCCACCCTGAACGCGACTTCACACTCGAGCAAATCTGCAAAGCCCTTGACGTGGTGCCCGCGCCTGCTGACTCTGTTGGCGTGCGTCCCATTCGCATTTCAGACGATGGCGCGGATGATGTGATGGCGTGGCTGTCAGGTCAGGGTCTGCTCTTGTCTAAACCCAACGCTGAGGGCTGGGCTGGCGTGATCTGCCCCAACTCAGCCGAGCATACTGACGGCAATCCCGAAGGCCGCTACATGCCCGCCAATCGTGCGTACTGCTGTCTGCATAGCCATTGCCTTGAGATCGACTCTAGTGTGTTCCTCAAGTGGGTGGCTGACAATGGTGGCCCCAAGCACGCCCCAGGTCTTCGTGATGAACTGCTGACGATGGCGATGGAATCTGCGCTGTCAAAACTCACGCCCTCTGACATGTTCACTGATGACGCTAACAGCGTGATTGCTGAGGTTGAGCGCAAAGAACTTGGACGCATTGAGAAGTCGCAGTGGTATGAGCGTTTCGCGTACATCCAAGACGATGAGTCTTACTTTGATATGCAAGACCGCCGTGAGGTGTCGCGCAGTACATTCAACGCCCTGTTCCGTCACATCGCCTGCAAGTCCATCCACGGCAAGAACCCCAAGATTGAGGCGTCTATCTGCTTCGATGAGAACCGACAAAAGCATGGCGCGAAAGCACTTGTGGGCATTACCTATGCCGCAGGCGAGTCGGTCATTGTCGCCCGTGATGGCGACCTGTTTGGCAATCGTTGGCGTGACGCCCGCCCTCAAGTGGGCACTGGTGATGTGACCCCATGGCTTGAGCATTGCAAGTCGCTCGTGCCTGACGAGGCTGAGTTAGACCACATCTTTGATGTGATGGCCTTTAAAGTGCAACACCCTGAAATTAAGATCAACCACGCAGTCCTGCATGGTGGCGATCAAGGCTCAGGCAAGGACACCATGTGGGCGCCCTTCATTTGGGCAGTCTGTGGTGAACACCTCAAGAATCGTGGCTTGCTTGATAACGACACCATGTCGTCGCAGTTTGGCTACGCCCTTGAATCCGAAATCTTGATCTTGAACGAATTGAAGGAGCCAGACGCAAAAGAACGCCGAGCCTTGGCCAATAAGTTAAAACCAATCATCGCTGCCCCGCCTGAGATGCTGACAGTGAATCGCAAGGGTCTGCACCCTTATCAGATGGCCAATCGGGTTTTTGTCCTTGCGTTTTCTAATGACCCCGTGCCTATTTCGCTTGACTCGCAGGATCGCAGGTGGTTTTGCGTATGGTCGCACGCCCCGCGCATGACTTCTGCGTCTGCTGAGAAGATGTGGAAATGGTATAAGTCGGGCGGATTTGAGGCCATTGGTGGCTGGCTTGCATCGCGTGATGTGACTGCGTTTAATGCTGGCGCGCCTCCAATGATGACTGAGTTCAAGATGAATTTGGTCGAGCATGGCATGAGCATGGCAGAAAGTTACCTTGTCGAACTCATGCGCGCTCGTATGGGCGAGTTTTCCAAGGGCGTTGTGGCGTCTCCCTTCCATGCGCTCTGTGATCGCCTTGCAGGGGCAGCTCCTAGTGGCGTGAAGGTGCCACAACCTGCGCTCTTGCACGCGCTCAAAGAGGCGGGGTGGGTGGACATGGGTCGATTGAAGTCCCGCGAATTCGACACCAAGAAACACATTTTCTGCGCGCCTGAGATGCGTGACGTGAGCAAGTCCGAACTTCGACGCCTTGTCGAAGATGTCCCCGCCCCCCTGTCTGTGAGGTTAGTCAAATGAATCGTGAAGACTTAGATTATGAGGGTCTGCTGTTTGCAGACGGCTTTGATGAGGCCATCATTGGCGTAGCCGAGCGCATTGGCATGGAGCCAGTCGTGGCATATGACACCAACAAGATCATTGAGATTTTGTCGCGTGAGATGACCGAGGACGAGGCCGTTGAGTACTTTGAATTCAACATCTTGGGCGCGTACATGGGCGAGCGCACGCCTGTGTTTGTGGGATAAAAAAAAGCCCCCAATTAAGGGGGCTGTGAGGTGTGGCAACTGCTACAAGTCAAGGAGAATGGCGAGTAGCCCTGCCAGTATAAGCGCAATTAGTAGCACCATCGTGACATGGCCTCCATTGCCCCTCTGTTGAGCAATCTGCGCGCCTCTTGCCCCTCGGCCTGAGCGCGTTTGTATTCGTATTCCTCGGCCTTGCCTAGTTCGTGTTGGTAGCCTAATTCAATATAGTAATGCTCGGTATAGGTGAGGGGGCGAAATGGTGCCAGTGCCTCGGCTATTACGGGATGTGTCATGGCAGTAACTCCCTCACTTCTAGCGTCACTGTGGCGATCTTTTGGGGGTCGCCTTCCTCAATAGCGTCAATCAACACATACAGGGCGTGCTCTAGGTCGCTAATGCGGGAGAACAACGTGGCGGTGCCTGTAAAGCCCTCAGCGTAGGCGATGCGCTCGGCATCCTCGGGTTTAAGTTTGGTTAGATCAATCATTTTTTAGTCCTTAATCAAAGTGTGTTGGGTTTTTGTAGTCTTCCTCAAGCCAAGCCATAACTGTGCAAATGTCGTCCCACTTGTCATCATTGGCTTTAATGCCTTCAGGGATGCACTTGTCGCGGTATTCGTCCAAGACTTCCCGCAAAAAGTCGATAATGTTCTGTTCGTCCATGTTATACATCCCAGTCTTCAGTCGTTAATTTGATGTTGCAGAAGTCCATGTGTGTTTTATTCACATGGTCGCGTATGAGGCCACAAATGGCGTCGATCAAGTCGCGCTCAACTAGGTCGTTGACTGTGAGCGTAGCGAACGGCTCGGCCTCGATGCCCTCGGGCGTAAAGGCATTGCCCCTGTGAAAAGTTATTTTCGTGCGGTCGTAGTGTGTCATTTTTGTAAGTCCTCTTCAATGACCGCCATCGCGGTGCAAATGTCGTTCCAAATTTCGTCAAATTGCTCGTCACCTTCGGGGATAAGGTCAGCGCGGTAAGCCTCCAAAGCTGCCCACACAACCGCTAGTTGTTCGTCTATGTCGTGCATGGCTTGACCTCCTCTATGTTGGTTATGTCCCAGTCACCAAAACCTGAATCTTTAAAGTCGCCCCCGTCCATGTCGCGGGCAATTTCCCACGCTTGGTCGTCGTCCTCGGCCTCTATGTCGACATAGACATAAGTTATGTATTGGGCTTCTACTCGGTAAGTTTTCATTTTGTGGCCTCCCAGATGTCCTCAATGTGCCAGTCGTCTGGGTCACATACTGTGTCGTACACACTGCCGTCCAACTGTTTGGCTATTTCATAGGCTTCGTCTATGTTCTCAGCCTCAATTTCAGTCTGGCACATGGCTAAATAAGATGCTCTTACAATGAATTTTTTCATTTTGTTCCCTTTGCGTAGTTGACGGCCTCAAGCCATAAAAGCCAAGCATCCTCAATGTGCCCCCAGTAAACAATGGCGTCTCTGACGGCCTGTTGGTCTTTAAAGGTGCCCTCTTGCGTCTTGTCTTTGTTTGCAAAAAAGTACTTAACTTCTTCGTCAGGCGCGGTCGCCATGCACTTGCCATAGAAGTGCATAAAGGCTTTTTGTTCGTTGTTCATACTTCCACCTCAAAATCCAAGTCCACGCTGATGAAATAAAGGCTTCGCCCATCTTTCAACTGCACATAGCAGAATGGATGGTCGTCAGGGTCTGCGGGGTCGTCGCCTTGGGTCGCGCCTTCTAACTCTTGGGCGGTGATATATAGATCATCGTCTAACGTGTCGTAATCGCTGAACGTACGGGAGGCGGGGACAGACATGCCGTCTTGTGCAAGGTCGTCTCGCATGCGGATGGTATAAGTTTTCATTTCAATAATTCCTATAGATGATGGTGCCGGTTGATGTTTTGCCTACAAAAGCAGCGTTTTCTTCAAGCGTGGCGATGACCTCAGCGATGGCCTCGTCCTCGTCCATGCCCTCGGTGTCGATGGCATACTGGTCGCGGATATTCTCGGGGCTGTCTTCGCTGTAATCACAGCACAGCGAGACAACGTCCAGTTCGATCTCCTCGCCTGTGTCCATCTCATAGGCTTCGAGGTAGTCAAACAGAAGCCCGAGGGCTTCATAAGAAAATTGATCAGCACGCCCACAGGCGCGGAATTCGTCACGAAAACTAGATGCAGTGTTAATGGTTTGGTACATGATTAACTCCAAAGAATGTCGAAATAGGCGAGCGCGCCCACTGTTAAAAGTAAGCCAATGGCGATGGCGGTGAGGATGTCATACAGTTTGTTCATGGTTTGCCCCTTAGATGCAGTCGTTATAGCGGTCTTGCATCTCGAAGACCTCTTCGTCATCCAGTCGCAAGGCGCGGGTGACGATGTTTACCGCCATCTTGTAAGGGTAGCCTTCACCCCTTACGTATTCCAAGATCGCCCAACTGCTGTTGCACTCACGGCTCATGGCGATGCACTCATGTGCTATTTGTGTTTCTTTTATCATGCTGTGGCCTTTTGGTTAAGTGTTGCAAATTCGGTCAGGGTAACTAGGCGGACGCGTTTGTCGTCAATGCGCCAACCTTTAGCGCGAGCAAATCGGATGGCTTGCATAAATGTGCAGGGTACTGTCACATCGCGCCATGTGTTGTCATAGTCCTCAAACAACACAATCAAATAGTCTTTTTTCCAAGATGTACTTTTCATAGTTTGCCTTTCAGTTAAGTAATGCTTTGCAAAGCGCATCGGCCTCGGATGCGTCGATGGCTGTTCTAAATGCGTCCACATATTCAGCGAATTGCGGATGGTTTGAGCGCATCTGAACGCCACCGGACTTGCGTGTCGATTCGACAATCAAGCCGGAATTGTTCATCAGATGCACTGCGTAATTAGCAGATTGATGGAGAGTTAACATACTGTTTGCCCTTTCTGTTGTTGATGTATCTATTGTAAAGGATTCTTTTGCACTGTCAACAACTATTTTGTCGTTATGCAAAAATTGCATAAAGTGTGGACAATGTGGATAAATGTGTGGACTACGAATCGACCACTGTATGACCCACGCGCAAAGGCACAGCCTGCGCGGTGTTCGAGGGTTTGTGGACAATGTGGACAATATAAAAAGATAAACTAAAAGACCTATATTAAAATACAGTAGGGTAATTACCTACAGTCTACCGCCACCGATTTAAAATGGGCGTCCACATTGTCCACATTGTCCACAAATGGGCGACGCATTTAAACGCGTTTTAAGCCATTTTCTGCGTTTTGCACACTAACCCCTTGCCAGAAGTTGTCCACACCACAAGTACCAGTTGTCCACAGTTTTAAGTCTTATATAAGACCAAAGCCTGTGCATAACTTGAACCCCTTGGGGTATGTTATCCACAGCCTGTGCATAACTTGTGGACAAGTTGGACAACCTAAAAACACATTGTCCACATTGTCCACACTCCTACTGGTAGGAGTACCAACTAAAAACTTGTTGTCCACATTGTCCACAATGTCCACAGCCTAGATGTTAGTGGCCACTGACCAAAGGCCAAAAAACTTCGAGGGGGAGGGGGTAGGGCCGACGGCAAAGGGCCAGCAAAAACGTAGCGTTCACGAACAATTTTTTTTTCTTGTAGAATAAAGCCACGTGCAAAAAGCATGGAGAGCAAATGTTCTACTCGATTCCATTTACACCGCGCAAGGTCGAAGCAACAGAGTCGCGCTTGAAGGCGGTATATGACGCGGCCAAACTTGGCCTTAAGGGCGACACCTTGGCGCTTGCCGCAGGCATGCTGCCCACCGAATATCGGCAACTCACGCAACTTGACCCCGTCGTTGAGATGGCTGCGCAAAAAGGCAAAGCCGACGGTGAGATAGAAATGGCCAATATCATCCGCAACGCCGCGCTAGAAGGCGACGCCAAGATGGCACTAGAAGTTTTAAAACATCAACACGGCTGGGTGGCCAAGCAGGCCATATCTGTCGAAGTGGATCAGCGCATCTCCATCACTGGCGCGCTGGCCGAGGCGACTAAGCGAGCGTTAACTGTAGAAGATGCCCAGATAATCGAGCCACAACTAAATGCAATCGACCATATACAGCGCTGAAGACGAACAAGAGCTTATGGCGCGTCTGTGGGCGCCAGCAATCAAGGACAACCCCTTGGCGTTTGTGATGTTCGCGTTTCCATGGGGGCAACCAGGCACACCGCTTGAGCATTTCAAAGGCCCACGCAAATGGCAGCGCGAGGTCTTGCAAGAGATTACTGACCACATCCAAGCCAACAAAGGCAAGCTAGACTTCAATACCTTAAGACATGCGGTCAGTTCTGGCCGTGGTATTGGCAAGTCGGCGCTGGTCAGTTGGATCACGATTTGGATGCTGTCCACGCGGATCGGCTCGACGACGATCATCTCGGCCAACAGTGAGTCTCAGCTACGCTCGGTCACATGGGCCGAGATTACCAAGTGGTTAGCGACCGCGATTAACAGCCATTGGTTTGAGGTGTCGGCGACAAGAGTGATGCCCGCCAAGTGGCTTACGGAATTGGTCGAGCGTGATCTCAAGAAAGGCACACGCTACTGGGGTGTGGAAGGGCGCTTGTGGTCAGCCGAGAATCCCGACGCATATGCTGGAGTGCACAACTTCGACGGTGTGCTGGTTGTGTTCGACGAGGCGTCAGGTATTGAAGACAGCATCTGGGCGGTGACGAGTGGATTTTTCACGGAAAATACGCCTAACCGTTTTTGGATGGCGTTCTCCAATCCGCGTCGCAACACTGGGTACTTCTACGAAGCGTTCAACAGCAAACGGGAGTTCTGGATTACCAAGGTGGTTGACGCCCGAACAGTCGAAGGGACGGACAAACAAGTCTACCAGCAGATCATCGACGAATATGGTGCTGATTCTAGCCAAGCGCACGTCGAGGTATACGGTCAGTTCCCGTCTGAGGGCGACGATCAGTTCATATCAGCCAATTTGGTGGACGACGCGATGAAGCGGCCTAAATATCAGGACGCCAGCGCCCCAATTGTGATCGGCGTAGACCCTGCACGCTTTGGCGCGGATGCAACAGTCATCGCCGTGCGGCAAGGACGGGACATTATTGCCATTCAGCGCCACAGGGGCGACGACACCATGACTGTGGTTGGCCATGTGATCGAAGCGATTGAGCAATACAAACCAACATTAGTCGTGATTGACGAAGGTGGCCTTGGGGCTGGCATTGTGGATCGTTTGAAAGAGCAAAGGTACAAAATCAAAGGTGTCAACTTTGGCAATAAATCGACGAATCCGGTCATGTATGGCAACAAAAGGGCCGAAATGTGGGGCAAAATGAAAGATTGGCTGAAAACTGCTTCAATCCCGCTTGACAGGTTTCTTAAAACTGATTTAATTTCGCCTATGATGAAACCCGACTCCAAGGGTACGATATTTTTGGAGTCGAAAAAGGACATGAAGGCACGCGGATTGGCCTCGCCAGATGCGGCTGACGCAATTTGCGTCACTTTTGCCTTCCCAGTAGCCCACCGTGAGGCGCGTGAATCCACGCAGCGCCGCACGTACAATAACAGAGGCGTGGTTGCAACTTCTTGGATGGGATCGTAATGGCTAAGAAATCTGTATCTCTAAGCGTTGGTCGCGGTGAGAAGTTGCCAGTCAGCAAAGGTGCTGGCTTGACCGAGAAGGGCCGCGCTAAGTACAACGCCGCGACTGGTAGCAACCTCAAGGCGCCAGCGCCTAACCCTAAGACTAAAGCAGATCAGGGCCGCAAGGATTCATTTTGTGCAAGAATGGGCGCAGTAGCAGCCAACGCCAAAGATGGCGAACGCGCTAAAGCAGCTCTTAAACGATGGAAGTGTTAAATCATGGCTACTAAACCCGGACTCTATGCCAATATCAACGCAAAACGTGAGCGTATAGCCGCTGGCAGCAAAGAGAAAATGCGCCAGCCAGGTGCCAAAGGCGCGCCAACAGCCAAGGACTTTAAAGATTCTGCTAAAACTGCAAAGAAAAAATAATGGCTGATCCAACCGGAATGGTCGCGGCGGCTAACGTAGCTGCTGGCGGCAAACCTAAAAAGTCTGATTCAGACATTCTGACTACAGCCCGTTCGCGGTTGGACATGGCAGTCTCCGCTTTGGCTGAAAGCCGCGAAGACGAAATTGACGATCTGCGCTTTTATGCTGGATCACCCGACAATCACTGGCAGTGGCCTGCTGACGTACTGGCCACCCGTGGTGCGGTGCAAGGCCAGACGATCAACGCACGCCCAACATTAACAATTAACAAACTGCCGCAGCACGTTCGTCAAGTGACAAACGACATGCGTCAGAACCGCCCAGGCGCACGGGTTATTCCTGTGGATGACGACGCTGATGTGGAAGTGGCAGACATTTTCAACGGCATGATTCGCCACATTGAGTACATAAGTGACGCTGATGTCGCCTATGACACAGCCTGTGAGAACCAAGTTGCATACGGCGAGGGTTACATCACCCTGATGACTGAGTACTGCGACGAGAACACATTCGATCAGGACATCAAGATTGGCCGTGTTCGTAACAGCTTCTCGGTTTACATGGATCCATTGATTCAAGACCCAACGGGTGCGGATGCAACATATTGCTTTATCACCGAAGACCTGACCAGAGCAGAGTATGAGCGCCAGTATCCTGATGCTGCGCCTATCTCTACTTTGCAGTCCCTCGGTGTGGGCGATCAGTCGATTAGCAACTGGCTGAATGAAGACACAGTGCGTATTGCGGGTTACTACTACATCGAATACGACACAACCAAGCTGAATTTGTACCCCGGCAATCAGTCTGCCTTTGAAGGCACGCCTGAAGACAAGATGCTCAAGGACATGTTTGGCAAAGCCATCAAGTCGCGTGAGTCTGAACGCCCACGGGTGATGTATTGCAAGATTAACGGCTATGAAATCCTTGAACAAAAAGAGTGGGCTGGCAAATGGATCCCCGTGATCCGTGTTGTTGGCAACGAATTCGAGGTTGATGGCCGTTTATACGTCTCTGGTTTGGTGCGTAACGCCAAAGATGCCCAGCGCATGTACAACTACTGGGTCAGCCAAGAAGCTGAGATGCTGGCACTGGCGCCCAAGGCTCCGTTCATTGGCTATGGTGGCCAGTTTGAGGGCTATGAGGACAAGTGGAAGACAGCCAACACGAACAATTGGCCGTACCTCGAAGTAAATCCTGACGTTACAGACGGCCAAGGCGCAGTCTTGCCACTACCCCAGCGGGCGCAGCCGCCAATGGCCTCTAGCGGTCTATTGCAGGCCAAGGCAGGCGCATCTGAGGACATTAAGTCCACAACCGGCCAATACAATGCTAGTTTGGGCATGGGAAGCAACGAACGCTCTGGTAAAGCCATCTTGGCCCGCCAGCGTGAGGGTGATGTTGGCACATACCACTATGGTGACAACCTGACCCGCGCCGTGCGCCATGTGGCCCGTCAGTTGGTGGACTTGATCCCCAAGATTTACGACACACAGCGCATTGCCCGCATCATTGGTGAAGACGGCGAGACTAAGATGGTCAAGATTAACCCTGACCAGCAAGAACCAGTCAACAAGATCGTGGATCAGAACGGCATTGTGATCGAAAAGATCTACAACCCCGGCGTTGGCAAGTACGATGTGGTGGCCACCACTGGCCCAGGTTATGCAACCAAGCGCCAAGAAGCGCTGGAAGCCATGGCTCAACTGTTACAGGGTAATCCCCAACTGTGGCAAGTGGCCGGTGACTTGTTTGTCAAGAACATGGACTGGCCTGGCGCACAGGAGATGTCCAAGCGCTTTGCCAAGACCATTGATCCCAAGTTCTTGTCCGATGGTGACGAAGATCCAGCATTGCAGGCAGCCCAGCAACAGATTGAGGCCATGGGCGCCGAGATGGAGCAGATGCACCAGATGATCCAGAATGTCGGCAAATCTATTGAGATGCAGGACTTGGAGCGCAAAGACTTTGAGGCTCAAATCAAACTGTATGATGCCGAGACTAAGCGGATTGCCGCTGTGCAGGCCGGTATGACTGAAGAACAGATCCAAGACATTGCCATGGGTGTTGTTGCTGCGGCCATGGAGTCGCAAAACACAGTGAACCAGATGCCTGAGATGCGTGAGGAATCCATGCCCATGGAAATGATGCCTCCTCCGCAAGAGATGATGCCACCTGAACAAATGATGCCTCCACAAGGAATGCCACAATGAAAGCAAATGAATTTTTAGGCTTGCTGTTCTTGGCGCGGGATGTCGCACATTCCGTGCATCTGAACACACGCAGTTTTAGCAAGCACGAAGCGCTCAATATCTTCTATAACCGCATCATTGGTGCGGCTGACGACTTTGCCGAAGCCTATCAAGGCCGGTACGGTTTAATTGGCCCGATTACCTTGAATTCGGCTAAGAAGACGGCTAACATCACTGAATTCTTGCAGGACTCACTTGCTGAAATTGAAGCCGCCCGTTACGATGTGTGTGATAAATCTGATTCGACACTGCAACAATTGATAGATAATATCGTTGAGATATATCTTCG